CAAAAGTCAGATATAGAAGATCGTATCGTTGTCTTATTAGAAGTGATGGAAGTACAAATACAAAGAATTATGTCAGAAGAAAATCAAGAGTTGGTAGAGATCATCAAATTGTTTTACTGAAATCAGTTTTTAAATCCAATTGAAAAAGATGTTTCAATTGAATTTAGTTTTAAAAATATTTCAAAAGTTATAAATATATAATTCAATTGAAAAAGATGTTATAAAATTGATAAATAATATTAAAAATAATAACAAATGAAAAAAATGAGTTGCCCTTTGACTGAAGAACAAATAGAAGAGATATGTCAATCAATTCCAGTGAACAAGTGCATACCAGTCTTTGTAGCAGAATCAATCACTTCGAATATTCGTAAGAAACTTTCAAAGGATCTAAAGACAGTGATGCTTTATCCGAGTTTATTCAATTCTTTCAAAGAAGAGATCGTTAAATATTATTACAAGACACTCACACAAGCAGGTGAATCTGTTGGAATTATTACTGCACAGAGTATCGGTGAAAGACAAACTCAAAGTACATTGAATTCGGTAACATATGAAACATTTATCACTGTAAGAAATTGTGATAAGATATCAAAGATCCGTATAGGAGATTTTGTATTAGAAAAAATAAAGATAGCAAGTAAAACAGACTATAATCAAGAAAAAGATACGACTTATTCTGAATTGGATGATTATTACGAGATACCATCTTGTGACGAAGACGGTAATGTGTCTTGGAAACAGATTGAGGCAGTCACAAAACACCCTGTTATTAATATAGATGGAAGTGATACGATGTTAAAAATTATCACGGAAGAACAACGTGAAGTCATTGCTACAAAATCAAAATCATTTTTGAAATTGGTGAATGGCAAGATTATACCGGTAAATGGCGATTCTCTAAAAGTCGGAGACTATTTACCTGTATCAAAGAAGACAATCGACTTCAAAGAAAATCATTTTTTTGAATTAAAAGATGATACAGTTATGCCAAGAGTTATTCCAAAAGTTATCCCATTAGATTATGAGTTAGGATACCTTTTAGGTGCTTATTGTTCTAAAGGGACAATGACAAATTATAGAGTTTCTATTAATGACTATGAAGATGAATATATCAAACCGGTGATATCATTGTGTAAAAGATGGAATTTATTGACTAATGTGTTTGATAATAGTCAACGTTGGAAAACTAAAGATTTTAGAATACATAGCACTTTATTATGCATAATAGTAAATGAATTATGTGGAAAATCTTTTGTATCTGATAAAATAATCTTCTCTAATAAAGCGTGTTTACAGGGATTTTTAGATGGATTTATTAAAAAAAAAATATTATCTAAAGACTTATTAATCGATGTCCAACAAATGATGAATATCTTAGGTATCTATAGTTTTATTAAAGAAACAATAAATGGATATGAACTGGTTACAGGGTGTAAAAACGAGTCTATTCCAGATGAAATAGATGGGAAGATTGTGTTCAGAGAAAGAAATCAAGATTATACTGATATATTATTTGATAAAATTGTAAGCATTGAAGAAGTAGAAAATACTACCAATTATGCTTATGATCTAACCATTAAAGATACAAAAAATTTCAATCTGTATAATGGTTTAGCTATAAGAGATACATTTCATTCGGCTGGATTGACAATTAAATGTGTTGTAACAGGCGTTCCTCGTTTTAGCGAGCTGTTAAATGCGACAAAAGATCCGAAAATGGTAAACTGTTTGATCTTTTTAAATCAATCATTTCAAGATATACCAGAGATTCGTAACACGATCGGAAATTCATTTACCGAAATAACCTTGAAAAGATTGGTAACTAATTACGAGTTTCATAAAGGGTCTTTAGAAAATTGGCATAATATATTCTGTGATATATACAATATCGATAAAAGTAAACTAGATTGGAGACTTCGTTTTACATTAGATAAAAATATCTTGTATGAATATAATATCAATATGAAATTGATCAAACAACAAATTGAAAAAGAAAATCCGAATATGACTGTATTGTATACACCCGAATCAAAAGGAATAATTGATATCTTTATCGAAGAATTTAATAAAAAAGAGGAAGTAGAAGAGGAAGTAGAAGAAGTTGAGGAAGTTGAGGAAAATGAGGAAGTTGAGGAAAATGAAGAAGTTGAAGATAATGAAGTTGATAACGATGGCATAGATCAAGTGGAAAAAAAATCGATTGATATATTGAAAGAAGATTTCGATGATATGCCACATGACATTGAAAAAACGATCAAAATAGAAGATAAGATTTTACCCCTTTTATTAAAGTTGAAAATATCGGGAATATCAAAAATAAAAGAGATTTTTTTTGAGAAGCGTAAAAAAGATCTTTTAGATGAATGGGTCATTACAACCGAAGGAAGTAACTTGTATGGTTTGTTTAGTCATCCTTTAGTCGATAAAAAAAGAACACTATGTAATAATATGTGGGAAATATATAATACATTCGGAATCGAAGCAACAAGACAGTTTCTGATTGAAGAATATATGGATGTTGTTAGTAGTGATGGGACATTTGTAAACTCAAGTCATGTTGAATTACTTGTAGATGTAATGGTTTACACTGGATCTATTATATCCATAAGTAGATATGGACAAAAGAAGGTAGGATCTGGTCCATTATCAAAAGCATCATTTGAAGAAAGTTTAGAAAATTTCTTGAAAGCTGGGTTAAACGGGGAAAAGGAAACAACGGATGGTGTTTCTGCTAGTATAATGTTAGGAAAGATACCAAAAACGGGTACGGGTGTATTTGATTTAAAAATGGATTTAAATTCTATTTATGAGAGCGAGGAAAAAGTAGAAATAGAAGTGAAAAAAAGTATTTTTAAGACGAATAGCGTACATGAGAAACAATTTACTAAAAAAAATTCTCTTTTTACTTAAATTAGTTTATAATATCTTTGATGATATTATAAAAAAAAAATTCTTATAATAAATGGCAGATTCAGATATTGACGATTTATTTGAGTCAGATTCTGAACATTCCGATTCTGAACAGAAGCCCAAATCAAAACCAAAAAAACCTAAACAGAACAAAGATCTAGCCGAACTTAAAAAAATCGCAAAAGAAAATGATATATTAATCACGAATCTAAATCAAAGTCCGTTAAGTCAAGCTGATATCTATTCAAAATTAAAAATGTTAGGATTATTAAACTATAAAAAACAAAAAGAAAACCCGATAGAAGATTCTGCTTTCATGAAAAAACTAAAAAAAGATCGTATTTTTAAAAAAAATAAAGAAGAGATTGATTTAAAAATAAAAGAGTTGGAAAAAAAAGAAAAAGAGGAAAGAGATGAGATTGAAGAAAAAAAAGAATTGGTTGATAGATTTAATAAAGAAGAAAAATATAAATTTGATGTGATGTATAATGTATTTCGAGAAGATAAAGGAATCGATGTGATTCAAAAACTTATCGAAGATGATCGTTTTGTTTCTTTATTAAAGGTCTTGTCCAGACAACAATTAAAACTTTTAGTTGATCGATATATACATACCCCAAACCTTTTATCTACTTACAGCAATTTGCTCGTCTATAAACTGATTCTTCAAATTGACAGTAGTTTAAAAGATCAAGTAAAAGACATCAATCTCTTAGACCAAATCCATTTAAAAGAATTGAAAAGATCTTTCATGACAAAAAATGAATTAAAAAATTATAAAGAAGAAGAAGAACAAATCTCTATGTATTCAGAAACTCTCGAACATAATTTAGACGTGATTAAACATCTTATTTCTCGTAAAAAAGATATAGTCACATTGAAAAAAATACAAGATGATCTGTATTTAAAACTAAAAAAAGAAAATAGATTTTTAAACTCGAATACTAGATACCAAGGACGTGATATTCTGAAAAGAATGGAACCTTTATTTCCGGTACAAATTGAAAGACTTATAAGAGACGTAAAAGAGGTAAAAGAGGAAGATGTAAAAGACTATCATAATATATACGATCTTATCTCTCAGGTGGATACCATTTCTAGTAATTATGAAAAAATGATATATACAGAGTTTAAAGATATTCCTAAAGATATTCCTAAAGATATTCCTGATAATCAAAGAGAAATAGATGACGAAAAAAAGTGTTTATCAGAGAATACAGATGCTATCAACGAATTAATTCAGAAATTAAAAAATCCACTTTTAAACAAAGATTCTATACTTGAAAATCTTAAAAAGAATAAATTATGCGAAATAAAACATTACCAGTCTTATTTTGATCTAGATAATCTAATCAATTTATACGATAAGCTTCGTAAAGACATTGAAAAAATACATGAAAAGATTCAATATGAACTAGGAACTATTTATTTACCCAGTATTAAATCGAAAGAGTATAAAGATTTTATGGAAATATTAAAAGTAAAAAACAGTCTTCGAAAAACGTTTGTTCCTCCTAAAGAACAAGACCAAAAAGAAAATATTAAAGATACACAAACTGAAATTAAATTATTTTCTAAAAAATTAACGAGAGATACTCCTATCATAAGAGATGTATTAGAAAAAGAGTTGTCAAAATATTTTCACAAAGAAAACGTGGTTTCTATAAGAGACGACTTGTTACAAAATTATGGAAATGGTACAGTAGATGAAATCTTGGATAAATTAGCAACAATTGTCGTCTTTTTAGATGATAAGTATATGAAAAAAGAAGCAGGACTATTTAATGAAATGTTAAGAAATGGTCGTGTCAAAGAAGACGAAATCTTAAATTTTGGACTCGAAAAGATGTTGCATAATTTATATACATCATTTGACGAAATACAGATTGAAAAACTAGAGAAAAAAATAGATGGGTATATTAAACAATATAAAGATCAAGTGATCTATAATATTCTATTAGCAAATAAAATTAAATTAAATACAAAGATTACCTATAAAGTCATCGATATTTACCAAAAAATAAATGTGAAATGTGAAAACGATTTTATTCAGACGAATGATACCGTTTATTATGTCGAACTAGAAAAACATTTTAGACCTTATCTTGGATATGATATCTACTGCTTTTCTCTGTCTCATTTGATTGATAATGATATTACAATAAATCCTTACACAAACAAGCCTTTCAGTGACGATTTTATTGAATTTTTAAATAAATTCAAGAAACAAGAAGTAAAAGTAGATGAATTAAATGTAATGTTGAAGACATTGTATGATGATATTAGAAAAATGGAAATCGATGCGAATATGAACCATGATATGTCTAAATTAATTATTTACGAGTAGGCGTAAAAGATAATAAAGAACAGTCTGAATAGTATTTATGATCTAGTACCAATCTACCCAATTCTTTCTGTTCTCCAAATACTTTCACGTTTCGACATTTACACAGACCCTTATTTAAAACGACAGAGTTGCATTTATGACAATATGCTTGATTCAACAAGATTTCATATTTACTTGTAGTTACCATTTGTAACGGCGGAGTATAATATTTACTATAAAAAAGTCCCATTTTTATAGTACCAGAATTGTTTAAATTGTATTTATTTTTTACAAGCATTTCCATCTTTACAATATCTTTTATTTATTCCAGACACTTCACAGAATAAATGGATCAGTACACCGGTGATAAAGAAACTTAGTAAAAGAGAATTCCAGTGAGTAAATGTCTTTGCTTTTTCTCCCATAGATAGATAAGATACAATGAAACCGAATGCAATATTCATTATACCAACTATGATCGCTTCGAGTACAACTTGCATTTTATGTAAAATAAGATAAAATATTATCAATAGATGGTAATAATTGCGGTTTTTCGTTTAGTAATGCATCAGCGTAATTATGTCTATCAATTTTTGAGAATACAAAGTATAATATTTTTTCCAATTTATTTTTATTAGATACGTAGTCAGAAGGGTTGGGCTTCTATCATAACTTTTTTTTCTCAGAAAATGTTTTCTTTTCTTTAAAATTTTTCAACTCGTTTATCATAAAATCATTTATAGTATTCATTTTATAATAAAATGAATAAAGTAGATAAAGTAGATAATTTTGTAGAGTTGAAACGATGTATCAATGAATGCAATGCAATAGATAAAAAAGAGAATAAATGCCATCATTCATGTTATGATACTTACTCCAAAAATATAAAAAATATAAAAAAGATAGTAATTAAAAATATTAACCCATCTGGAGCATTTCCACCTTTCAGCTAACTCGTACTAACTACTCGTGCTAACTACTCATCGTATATCGGTATTTACAATCAATACAGGTAACATAGACAGTCATTCCTTCATCAGCTGAACGATTCTGTTTGCCATAAGATATGGTTCGTTTGCTTTTACATTTTGAACATTCATTTAATCCTTCTGTCATATCGAAAGGTTTGTCCATAAACATATCTGTCTCTTTTATTTTTTTGGAGATCTCTATAAAATCAGGATGTTTTAAACCAGTTGACGAGTTTTTTAAAGATTGTAAAATATCTTGTGATATAGCTTTTTCTTCTTGTTTCATATAAGATAATTCGTAGATGATATCTTTTTTTTCTTCTTCTGAGTATTTTTGGAGATATTTATTTAATATCTCTTTATTCTCTTTTTTGCTAGTGATATATTTCAAACTCATTTACTCTTTTTTATTTCATTTTATTTTTATCAATTTTATATATAAATGACTTATCTTTTCAGTTTCATTGGAATCTTTTTGATAATATATATCTTTTATTCGATCATAATTGAAGTCAAAGATAATTATGAAAACCAGTCCCAAGATGATTATGTCCTATCTCTCATCAAAGACATTCGAACTATTCACCCAGATGTAGATAATATTGTTGACCATCTTCGTTTTTTTGAAGGAGATAAGAGTTATACAATTGATAAAAAATACGTTTTCATTTGTAAAAAAGATAAAAAAACACATGAACAGTATCACCGCAACCAACTCGTTCTTGTGTTGATACACGAAATAAGTCATGCATTATGCGACGAGATTGGACATACCCCAAAGTTTGATTCTATTTTTGAAAATCTGTTACAAAGAGCAACAGAGAAAGGAGTGTATAATCCAAATATACCAAGTGTTGATGATTATTGCGTTTAGATAAATGTTATTTCTATACCCATTCTGATGTCTAATGACGGACATTTTTATTATTTGTATTCACGCAAAAAAAAGTGAGATGTTGTATTTTTCCATTCGCATTCATGTTCATCTTCGCCACATAAAATAATGATTTCGGACGGTTTATAGTATTCATATACTAGTTCTTTTAATGGAAATCCTCTGTGAATACTACCACAGATAACAACATCGTAAAAATGAGATTTGATATTTTCTGTTATATTTAGGATATTTACATATTTTGATGCATCAACTTTTTTAGTATAATTGATACCTTTTCCGTATAACATGGATATATCATCTGAATAATCTTCATAAATATGGGGTACTTTTAAGAAATCGTGACAATCCTTTCCCAATAAATCTTTAAAACCAGTTAATGTTAGACATCGAAGATAGTCAGGACTTGTTTCGTCGGAAAGGAATAAGACATTTTTTATAGACAAGATCCCAGTTTGGGTTAAAATATATTGAGCCATACTTTTTGTAGTAAGATAGGTTCGTGTATGGTCTAATAATAGAGAAATATATTTTTTACATATTTCATCATAATCGACGATTTTACCGTTTGAGATTTGTAGAAAAAGTTGATTAGTTTCTTGAATGAGTTTTTTAGGGAAAAATGTCATTATATTTTCAGGAATTTTTTCTATATCTGTGAAGAGCGGTATACAACCATTTGCAAGTATTTCATAGTGTCGGAAACA